TGTTTTAGTTTTAGATTTTCCTCTTCAATATATTGCATCAACATACCAATGTAAATATCTCGTTCCCACGGCATCATATTCTCTAGTTCAGTTAGACTATACTTATGATGTTGCATCAAAGAAAAATTAGTTTTATAATAGTTTCTAAGATTCTCATGACCAAATGTTATTCGAAAAAACTTTCGAGACCTTGTACATCAAGTGAGTGTTGAAATCCACATTTCATACACCGCATTTCAATCTTCTTTTCTAATCTAGGCAAATCAGAAAAGAACTCTTCGATCTTTTTAAACTGTTGTGTGTTAAGTGATTCGATAAATTCGATTAACTCTTCTCGAGGTGTTTCTTTAGCATAGTACATCTGTTCGCCATCGTAAACATAATCAACAGAGTCAGCAATCATTTCAAATGCAATTTCAGAGATGCTTTGAAGATTAGATAGACGAGACACAATTGAGTATTCTGGATACTTTAACTTCAGAGACACATTGCTTGTGATTGGAATCAAATCATCACCATCTTTGATATTCGTAACTTTGATATCAAGAATGTTGAACTCTGACTCCATGATATTGCCACAAGTCTTATCTTCAACAACATTATCGCATCGATATTTGTTCTCTACAATTTCACCTACTGATCTTGCACGAAGATTTAGAAAGTAGAATTCAACATCAATCACGGGTAATCGATCAATGTCAATACCTTTAGTGAGTGTGCAGTTGTTTAGAACTTGCCGAATGTTTCTTTCGATAGATTCTTTGTCGTTTGATTCCATTGCCATTAAAAGATTCTTCTGTTCTTTTACTAGAAATGGACGAAATGTAATGTTCTTCTTACTGAGCGGTAATGTAAGATTATATGTTGGCGTATCAATTTTCGGTAATGCCATAATTTACTCCATGATTAAGTTGCAGTTCCAGTCGAATATCCTGTCGCACCATCAGCAGCACCTCGAACAACAGAATCAATTGGTGGTATTTGTCCAGTCTCAAGTAATTGCATAGCAAGTGCTTGTACTGAGTTGTTTTTCCATTTAGTGTATGCAAATGTGACTGTAAGTTTATGATATCCATCAGATGACCAATCGAGTGGTAATTCATTGATACCAATAGGAAATGCTTCTACTAAATCCACAGAATATGAAACTTTATTGCGAACATCATACTGATTAATTCTAACATTAACAGCATACTTTTGTTTATACTTAAAGTTGAACGTAACAGATGGATTGATATACTCTAACCATGCATCAAAGAAGTTCTTCTCTTCCATTTTATCAGTACAGATGAATGTTAGATTGATATCATTGTATGTTGTTTGATATGGAAACTTCTCTTCTGGTCCATAAATCTTCTGTGTAGTAGTAGCGATTGCTCTACCGGGCAGATCGGTGCTTTCACAACGATAGTTGAGTGCTCTAGATACAGTCAGATATGGTGCCAGTCCAACAGGAATCGGAATGAACACATCAAACTTATTTGGTCTAGCTAATTCAGTTCTAAAACTAGCCTTGAATTCTGCAATAGAACCTGCCATTACGTTGTCCTTCTAATTTGATCTCGTGAATCTTTATGCACTCTTGATACAGGCGCTTTCTTAAACTGATGAGTTGGCAGAAAGAGTGCTGTCTCCCACTCATGCGGCTTCACTGTCATAATCTTAGAAACAATATGTGATGACAAATATCTTTTAATACAAGGTCTGAATTCTTTATATCGATTCGTTGCGTTCAGAATATCATATGTTACTCTTAGTCTCATAGGATCATCATCTTTGTTCATGATTGCAAAATTCATCAGTTTATCCATGAATGCTGCTCGCATCGTGATTGGTAGATAATGAAGATTGAGTCCCAAGAATCCATCTGGATACTTCTGTAACGGTATCACAAGTGGAAATACATCATAGTAAGGCAACTCTTCTTTAGTCTTTGGATCATAATAGTAATGATATAGTCCACCCATTAGAAATCGTTTACCCTGCCTATCTCGTTCGACTGCAATCTCTCTTGCAAGTCTAGTCGGATTCTTCATGCCTTTAATCTGGTCTTTGTACCATGCAACCGACTTTCTGGATAGAAAATCTAATTCTAATCCAGTCTTTTGTTGTGCTAGTGTTGTGAGGGTAGATGGCTTCATGGATATATTTATGTTGATTATTTAATCCCAAGATCATACTCTGTAACTATCTTAAACATCCATCCACGATCTAGGCAGTATTCTGTTGCTGCTTTCCACTTCGCCTCATTAGTGCCCCATGTTACGACTTCGTTGATGTATTGCTTTGTGACTCTAGACTTTTTGACTGGAGGTTTTGTCTGTTTTTCTGGTTTCACTTCAATCATCATCACTTTAGTAGTTCCATCTTTCTGTTTGAATCTGACTAGAAAGTCTGGAAAGTATCGATGCATCTTACCATCAAGGGGTGATTTATAGGGTACGAACATCTCCTCAGATGCCCATTCGATGACACTATCGTTAGTATCGAGCCAATTCATCACTCGACACTCCCACGTTGATCGATAGATAATATTGTGTGGATCACCACGATATTTACCTGGATTTCTTGGTGTGAATTTACCTTTGTACGACATATAAATATAATATATATCAAACTCTATTTAAATACTATGCCTTCTGTAACTCTATCGAGCATTGTTTCTTCTCTGTCTGGCAGCGCATCACCTGGTGGGTTGGGCGGACCATTAGGTGTTTTGTATGAAAATAAGTATCAAAATGTCCACTATCATTATCCTAGAAATCTAGCCACCGATTCGACACGCAAACATTGGATTGGATTCACAATCCTTGAACCAGACACAACATATGCAAATGATATAAAAGGTGATTTTAATAATAATTACACTATGATGTCAAATGAAGATGCAGGTAATGATCAGATAGATAACGGATTGCCTGCAGGCACCGCTGAGCCTTTTGTTGAAACGGCTAAAACTTTAGGTCTAGCAACAGATGCTTTAGTGCAAACAGTTGCTAAATCTGATGTAAAACGTAGACCTAGATGTTATATGGCTTTGTATGTTCCAGATACGGTTAACGTCACATATGGTGCGGCATATGATGATTCTTTAGAATTGGCTACTGCATTAGGTAAACCATACTATCTAGCGCAAGCAGGATCATCGTTGATTGACGCTTTTAAAAATCTGCAAGGCGGCGCAGGTGGCATTATTAATGCAATTGGATCAGATCCGTTTGTTCGACAAGCTGTTGCTGGTATTGTTAACGATAATGGTGTACAAAGAGGTGATAAAGGTAGTAATGCATTTTCTGGTTTAGGTATTCAAGGCGGTGATGTTTCCAAATTATTATTGAGAGGAATTGGACAAGCTGTTAATCCTCAACTGCAAGTTCTTTTTAAAGGAATTGGATTTAGAACATTTCAATTTGATTTTACAATGACACCATATAGTGCAGAAGAAGCGCAGATGATAAAAAATATCATCTTTCAATTTAAATATGCATCTGCGCCAGAGATTAATAGAAATGGTGTATTTGGAACGCAAGGTATGTTTTTTCAGGTTCCTGATATGTTTGACATACAATTTTATTATGGTGGAAAAGAAAATCGAAACGTCCATAGAATCGCAAGATGTGTTTTAGAGAATGTGTCGGTCGATTACGCTCCAATTGGTTGGGCAACATATGACGGTGGTGAACCAGTTCAAACTAAACTATCATTACAATTCAAAGAAATTGAGATCGTCGATAAGACTAGAATCAAGGATGGATACTAATGTTATACTTCGACACTTTGCCTAAAGTTTTGATGAGAGATCAGACTGGTAATCGAATTATACTTACCAATCTTATGTCTAGAGCATCGATTTTAGAAAATCTACAAAACAATTCAATCGTATTTTATAAGTATAATATTCAAGAAGGTGATACACCAGAAACAGTCGCACACAAGTATTATGGTGATCCGTATAAGTATTGGATCGTAATGTATTCAAATCAGTTGATGGATCCATTGTGGGACTGGCCGATGAACTATCAGACATTTATTGATTACTTAACTGCAAAGTATCAAGCGGAGTTT